ATTGGAGGTTAGGTGGTAAGTTAAAGTTCTGAATCATATCGTAAAGGATCAGAGATGACAGGAAGATTCACCACTTTAGCATAGGTCACACGGCTTCCGTTGTGGCTGTATTCTATGTTGACAGGTAAGTAGTCCACACTGCCCCAGGAGCCCAAGTGTGTGACAGCTGTGGTCTCATGAAGATCAATCTCATAGTATTCCAGGGGCACTGATCTGCGCTGTGCTATCCGGTTGGCAGTGATCTGAAGGAGATCATTGTAATTGATAGATCCATCATCCAGCATATCAATCCAGCCACTTGGCCAGGTTGTCGCTGCTTGAGCTGGTCCGACATACACAAGCTGCTGGTCTGCTGGTGTTCCAGCTCCCCATGTGCTGAGATCTCCAAAGCGCGTGATGTGTGTCACATCTTCTCCAAGCTTCCTGCGTGAATTGTCCGCGCGGTACCCTCGGTAGGGGCTGGAGGATCCGTGGCTCACAATGGTCCACTTTGCCTCAGCAGGCTGAATTTCCTCAAGCTCCTGCCCACTTATTTGCTGAGCCTCTACGGTCAGACCTAAAGAAACAGCTCCAATGCTGGGCACTGTTGGGAGGTGGCTGTTGTTGGTGGAATAGATAAAGGATCCAGGCACAGGAACTACATCCCCGCTGGGGCTATCATTGGCCGTGATACGCACATACTCAGTGCTGAACTTTGTCCAGGTAGTGCCTCCGTCAGTTGTGTAGTCACCGAGCCAAAAATAGAGCTTGATCTCCCACTCTGCTGTGTCGTGATATCCAGCTGGAATTTGGTACCTGATCCGGATATCCATGTCATAGTCAATGTGACCTGATCCGTCAGCAAAGAATATACCTAAATCCGTGAAGTTCTGAGTGATGTAGGTTCCATTTAAGCTGTCAAAAGTGACATGCTTAGTTTCAATGTAGTTCTCCTGATTGTGCTCAAAGATTCCAGGGTACTGAAATTGAAGCTCCGTGATGCGCAAAGGAGGAAGATACATCTTTGTTCCTCCGCTGATCACTGTCATCTCCTGGGTGCCTGAGTAATCAATATTTGTCTGATATGCTCCTGTAGTCGTGTAGACATTGAAGGAGCTCTCAGGGCGCGTCAGATCTTGAAAAATGATGTACCCCTTGTCTTGATACATCTTAAGTCCAAAAGCCGCGCAGATGCCCTCTAAGATGTCAAAAAAGGAATGAAAGGTCACTCCTGTATTGTACACACCGTCATGTTTGCAGCCATTGAGATAAAGGCTGTCATAGAGGGCGGAGCTGTTGTAGATCCTGGTGAGGTCTTTTGAGACCAGGAAGCCATTGAATAAACGCCAAAGGCCAGCCCGCTCAAAGATGTTTGCAATCTGATCCGTGAAGGGTTCCACGCCGCTGAAGGTGTAGGAATCACTGGGCATGTTCAACAGGTGCCATCCATCAGCTGCAATGATCGTGATGAATCGCTGGCCGTTGATTACCTCAATGGTGCCCACTGAAGGTGTGCAGTAGCCTTTCCAAAGATCTCCCAGGTCTTTTGATAGGGTTAGATAGAAGATTCCATCCCCATCCTGGAGGATGGCTTCCAAGTTCTGAGTGAGCTCACCCTGTGTGATGGGTGCAATCAGCTCCATACGGCTTCCCACAATCCCAGGCTCATAGGTATCCTTTGAATTGTATGTCACCTTCCAATCCGCCACAGTAAACTCAAAAGGAGTGTAAGCCACAGCGGTAGTGTCCGCGTAGATCTTGACATCATAGCCTTTTGATTTGGCGTAGGCAAAGAGTTGAACTGCCATTAGTTGCCGAGTATATTGAGCCCGCGCTGGTTACGGCCATTAGATGCCTCCATGCCGAAGCCTGCAATGCGGAACTTTATCTCACCAGCATCATCAATGCCAAAGGGCAATCCCATGCCGCCACCGATCTGATTGAATGCGCTTTTAAAGTTCGCGCCACCAGTGACAAAAGCCACAGCCACAGCCAAGAGCGTAGTGGCCGCAGTCATAGCCGCCATCTGCGCGAGGTAATTTTTAAAGCTCTTTTTGATTGTGTCAAAGAAATTGTCACCATTGATCAAAGCAGCCTCAAAAGCTGAGCTCAGAATGCCTCCGAACTGCTGGCCTATGAAGTTCATGGTCTCAAGCTCTCTGCTCCATTGGGCATAAGCTTCGCTGATATTCCTGGTTCGGACTGCAAGATCATTGTACACAGGAGAGATTTGGCGCATGAGCTCAGAGTGCTGACCGAACTCATAATTCACATCATGCAATCCCTTGGCCTGTAGCTTCACTGCCTCGGTGTGTGGCACTACGCCGTCAGTGAGATCCTTGATCTTTTGCTCTGCGGCCTCCACAGCTCCCCTTAGACGAAAGAACTCGTCCGAGTTGATCGCCACTACCTCATACTGTTCCTGAAGGGCTTTGAGGCCCTCCTGTAGGCTTTTGAGGGTTTCAGGGGCTGGAGCATACACTCCAAAAGGTGCGGCTGTTTTCGCAGGGCCCTGGGGAGCGTTGGGATCCGTTCCGACAGTTGCCCCGGGTACTCCTGGCATGGTAGGCGTAGAAGGCGTGTCAAACATTGGGCGAATGATATCCTTGAAGTACCTACCCTGCCAAAGGGCCACAGTCGCTCTCCAAAACTCCTCCAATCCGCTGACACCTGTGGTCACAGCTGGAGAGATATCTTCACCAATGGATGCCTTTAAATTGTCCCAGGCTACATATAAACGCTGGACAGCATCAGTGGCATTGTCCGCAGGAGTGCCCATCTTATCAAGCTCCTCCTTTGCGATGTCGGTCATAGCTCGGCTGACATCCGCCACGGATGCCATCTCCAAGCTCACGCCTCCTATTTTATCCTTCAGGCGGTCCGCTGAGATGCCAAGGTTATCCAGTCGGCGTGTAGATTTACGGCCTACACCTTCAATGATTGAATTGATGAGATTGTCTAAGCTTTCACCAGTTTCGTCTGCTCGGCGTTTGGCAAACTCCAGCAGAACTCCCATGTCTTTGAATGGGATGCCAAGGTTTGCTCCCTTGACGGTTTGCTGCATGATCTCCACATCACTGACCAGTCCCCTGGTCTGATTGCGTAGCTTCTCAAGATCAGCTTCAGATCCAAAGCGTGCAAAGCCCGCAGCTGCCTTTTGCAGTGAGCTGCCCAGCTCCAGTGATTCCTTTGTGAAGGAAGCAATCTGAGAGCCGAGGAATGTGGCACCAATCAGTCCACCCAAATTTTTAAGCTGTCCACTGAACTTTTTCAGTGAGCGGTCAGCGTTTGCAATCCCGCTCCTGAAAGCTTTAGTGTCTAAGCCTAAAAGGAGTTTACTGAATAGGTTCATTTTTTGCAGCTCTTAAAAAATCGGCAAAGCCGTTGTTTCGTTGTTCGTCTTTGAACTTGATCAAGTCCGTTTCCTTGATGTTGTTCTTGACACTTTTGCCACTGATATTCACCAGGACCGTGGCCAGCCACCTGGTCATTTTCCACTCCTCAGTTTCACGCTGCACACCATGCTTGATGATTGCAGCGATCTCAACGGCGGTGAGTGTAAGAGCATCCGCCTTGCTCATTCCCAGCCTCCCTATCAGGAGGCCCAGCATTTCTACTGGACCTCCTTCGGGGAAAAAGGGCCGTTCAAGGCACTACTGATATCGGAGATGTCTTTGGAGGACATATCCTTTTTGAATTGCTCAAAGCTGGGCCGGTTCTCTTTATCCCAGTATTCCTGCGCGTAGATCAGATAAACCATATCCGTGATCTTTGGATTTGCCATGTCCGATATACTGCGCCCGGTTAATTCCTCAAAGAGGAGTGCAGCACCTAATGTGAATTTAGCCATCTTTTTCCCTGTTAAGATTAGTTAGTTCCCACGGTCCAGGCACCTGATCCCTGAAGGGCAAAGGTGAAAGAGCCACTGTCTTTGTCAGGGAAGGAAGCTGAGAGCTGCGTAAGTACTGCCTCTCCTTCAATCTTCGTTTCACCTGTAGCTGGGGTAACTGTACCAGCAGCACACTGAGTGATCTTGATGTCTACAATATCACCAATGGAGTCATAAAGCTGATCAGGGTTCCAGTTGCTGGCATCATCATCTCCGAATAAAGCGGAGCCTGAGATTGTCCAGTTCTTTGCGCTTGCCACATATTTGCGGAACAAAGCGTCATCTTTGCTGGTCACCTCGCGGGTTTCAGCGTTCATTTCAAAAGAGCAGTCACTTTCCAGTGCAAAGCCTTTGTAAGTAGAGCCTCCGTCCGTAGAGAGAAGCACACGGATTTCTCCGCCTGAGATACTTGCCATTTGTTAAGTATTAAGAATGAATAAAAAGTCAGCTGCCAGCAGTATGCGCTGGTTCACATCATCGTAAAAAAACTGTACACTTTCCATGTACGCCTGTTTGAAGGGGCTGTCCAAGCTCACTCCGAGAGCATCCGCTGCGCATTGCTCGCCCTCTAAGATCCCATTGTCAGCCTCCACAAAGTCCTCAAACATCGGCATCACGCGGGGATAGTCGCGAAGCTGCTGCCGAATGTTTCCCAAATCTTCCTGAGCATTGTCTGCGTCAGTATAGTGAAAGAAAAGAGTGGCACTGATCTCCTCACTGCCTCTCTCGTCTTTTGTTTCCGTGATGTCTATATTCTGCACAGTGATCACAATGTGATCGTCCGTGGTTCCCTGG